GTGCCGCGTTGTTGACTACTGTTGATTCTGATGCAATTGATGCTAGTTATAGCAGTCAAACAATTAACGGATTATCAAATATTAATGTTAGCAGTGTTAACGCAGTACCGTTAAGAACAGGTTATAGCGGATACTTATTTGGTGACGGATATCCACCTAATGGGTATGTATTTGGAACTGGAATTGCATTTCCGCAAGCCCCTGCATTAAATGATTATTATTTAAGACTTGACTTTTTACCAAATAGATTGTTTACATTTAACGGGCAACGATGGCTAAAAGTAGAAGATAATGTGCGGATGACTATGACAAATACTGATACTAGACAAACACTTAAAACTGGATTTATTAATAACTCTAAATTTATGTACAACGACGAAGTTGCTGTAGATTATGTAAGACTAGAAGTTGGTGATTATGAATTTAACACTGATATTAACTATTCAATACAAGGTTTATATCTTGTAATTAAACTATCAGCTACCCGTTTAGAATTTGTAATTGCAGATAATCCAACGTTAATCACGCCTTACATTTCTAATGGCGTTAACAAAATCAAAGTAACGTTACCAATAGTAGACGAATCCCAAATTACTATTCCGTACGATGGTGCATGGCGTGTAATGCTGTTTAATAATAGAGAAGCTGAACGTCAAAGTTTATCAAAGGTACTTAAACCAAAAGCAGATTTGTAAATTTTTGCTGCAATAAATAACGGAATAGGAGAATGTATGCAACATTTTTATGACGGTGCCATAAGACGGTACGTTACACAAACAATTAGAGTTTTTAGTGAGTTTACTGTACGATACAGCGACGGATCGTTACATCGTATTCCAGTTGCGTATGGTGATTCGGATAGACAAGCTGCTACTGTAATAAGGCAGAATTCAGAAAATACACTAAATTCTATACCAAGAATCAGTGTGTATATATACGGATTAGATTTAGAAAGAGAACGTCTTCAAGATTCAACATTTGTTAGTAAAAAGCATGTTAGAGAACGTGAAATAGTAGACGGGCAATATACGAGTAACGTTGGTAGAAATTATACAATAGAACGATTAATGCCAACACCGTTTAAGTTAACTATGAAAGTTGACATTTGGACTGCAAATACTGATCAAAAATTACAAATTTTAGAACAAATTTTAATGTTGTTTAATCCAAGTTTGGAATTACAAACAACTGATAACTATTTTGATTGGACAAGTATTTCAGTATTAAATTTAGATTCAATTGCATGGTCAAGCAAAGCAGTACCAGTTGGCAATGATACACCAATTGACATTGGAACATTAACCGTAAGTGCGCCTATATGGATTAGTCCGCCAGTTAAACTTAAACAACATGGGATTATTACAAAGATTATTACCGGATTACATGATGCAAATGCACCGTACATTTCAGGTTTTGGTAATGATGCGTTTATACCAGACTTAACTACGTCTACATTAATGACTCAGATTATTTCAGTGACTGAAGATTATGCAATTGAAGTAGTAAACAATCAGATTACATTATTAAACTCAAAAAATTCTTCGTTAACTAATGATTTGTCACTAGACATGCCAGAACATTATAATGCAGAAGTTAAATGGGACGAGTTGTTAGAGATGTTCCCAGATAAATTTATATCAGGAGTAACTAGGATATTTTTAATGCAGCCCGACGGCACAGAAGTTAATGGTACTGTTTCTAGACATCAATATGAAGAAACAATATTAGACGTTGTTTGGGATCAAGATACTAAAAATCCAAACACTGGCATTAACAGTGTAGGATTGTTTGATTTTGATTTAAATTACGACGCAGGTCCAAACTATAGAGATGTTCCGGGATACATGCAATCTCCCGGAACCGTTGATGCAATTATTAATCCTCTTACATTTGATCCAACTGATCATCCTATATATTCAGGATGCCGATATCTATTAATTGAAGATACTGGTAATGAACATAACGAAGATAATCCAGATGGTTGGAAAGGAGCCAACGGACAACCGCTAGTTGCGCATGCTAACGATATTATTGAATGGGATGGTAATCAGTGGATTGTAATTTTTGATTCAGTGAATGCGTTTGATTATATGATTTGGCAAACAAATATTTTTACTAGTATACAATATGTGTGGAATGGGATATCATGGCTTAAAAGTTTTGAAGGAATTTACAAGGTGGGTAAATGGCGACTAGAAATGTAACCGAACAGGTAATATGTAGCGGCGCACTTATATATTCTCAAGCTACACATAGATTTCTGTTGATCCAAAAATCCTCAGGTAAACATCAAGGAACCTGGGGATTAGTCGGAGGGACTAATCTCGCTGATGAAAATCCGTGGCAAGGTCTTACTAGAGAAATAGAGGAAGAAATTGGATTTCTCCCAGTCATTAAAAAAACACTACCATTAGAAAAGTTTGTATCTAATGATAGTGTTTTCAATTTTCATACATATTTTTGTTTAGTGGAAAATGAATTTGTTCCAACCTTAAGTAATGAACACATTGCATGGGGTTGGTTTAGTTTAGTTGCACTTCCAAAACCTATTCATCGCGGGTTAAATCTTAGCTTGCGTAATAAAATTATACAAACTAAGATTCAAACTGTTATTGATATTATTGATAGTTTATAATTAAGATACGTTTTATCTAACAATTTCAGTTAACTCTTCGTGAGTAGTTGCTGCAGTAATAGCTGCAATTTTAGAGTCTACTTCTAATTTTGATTGTGTAAGTACATCGGTATCGAACGCCGACGGATCTACTTCAAAATTAGAATGTACCATTGTAGTAACTGACGATATTAGCTTTTGTTTAATTTTTTGAATTTCATGTTGTTGTCTTTCAGCAAGAGTCATGTTAATTACAACATAAGTAATACCGATTGGATCAGTAGTTAAATCGTATTGAGGAATAACTCTCTCTAATGATGTTACTGTCGGTTCTGGTTCTATTTCAACCGCAGGTCTCCAATTAGTATCATCACTGTTTATTGCAACTATTTGTTTTAATAAATTAATCGAACCGTCTTGATTAATTCTTACTTTAAAAATTGTATTCATGTTTAAAATCCTTTAAATATATTTAATGTCTGTTGTTTTTTTCTTGTATAACCATTTTCTATAAAATCCCGGAGCACTAGTTCGGTATGTAAAATTAGCCAACGCAATATCTTTAGCACTAGCTAAACCAACTTCGGCAGTAATGATTTCTCGTTTATACGGAATTACTTGCAATAACGGAGTACCTGCATATATTTTAATGTGCATCGGTTTTACTGGAGTAACCATTAAATTTAAATGATGAAATGTGTCGTAATCATTAATACCCGGATATACAAATAAATCACGAAGAAACGGAGAATGGTACATTGCCGGCATAACAAGCGCAGAATACCCTGGCTTAGTAAACGCCTTCCATGGAGATGGAAATTTTATAGCATGTCCTGTCATACCTTCATCGAGCGCAATTATGTCTTTTACTACGTGGTACGATAATGGTTGATGAGGTAAACATGGAAATGTAGTGCCTCTACCGATTTGAATTTTAAAAGTAGATTCCGTAACAATAATTTCAAAATCTTCCCATGCAGGAATGATGTATCCTGTTTTATACAAATCGTGCATACCCGGACACGCAGAGAATTTATGAGTTCCATGATGGGTCGCTTCTTTTTGCTGATCAATCATCCAGTCTGGTTTAATATCTACTGCGCGTTTTACAGGTTGCCCTACTTCATATCCTGGAACTTCACACTTGAAAGAAATCATAGGAGTTGTATCAAATGCTTCAAATAATAACGATTTAATAGTTGATATTATAGACATTATTTTTTTACTCTAATATTATTAACATAATAACTGCACTGATTATCTTGTTTCATTCTTGTTATTTCTCTTTGATTAAATTCTTTAGAAGTAAATGGTCTAACAGTGTACTTATCAATATTAGTATTGCGTTTAAACGGAATACATTGTATTAACGGAGTTCCTGCAGGTAAAATGTCATCAAAATTATTAGCTAGCCACACAGTTGGAAAATTAATTTCTCTATCATACATATCGGTTTCGACCACTGCACCTAATGTTAAGAATCTAGATTCTAAATGATTAACCGGTGCAGTAAATAAACACGAATATCCTGGAGGAGTTTTAATAACAAAATGATTTAAAAATTTAATTAAATGTTTTCCAGGATACGGAAAATTTGGTCCTACTTGAGTTGGGTCGTGTTCGTCTGTTAATCGAACATACGGATTTTCAGTAATATCAATTATAGTTGCGTCTTCATTTGTCCTTACATGTATGTCGCCTGCTAGTGGAATAATGTAGCCGTGTGTCATTGCATCTAACATCGGTAAACACTTCTTAGCAGTCATTCCGTGTGCACCTTTCACGTCTCTAAAAGATTTACTAACTGCAGGAATAGATTTATACCATTCCGGTATAAATTTATTAGCAGGTCCAGGCGGGATTAATACTGTAGAATGTTGTTCGGAAGTTAAAAACTCTATTAGTGGATCTTTAAAAATTGATATAAGCGACATTTACCCTCTTTTATTTAAATTTTGGCCCAAGTACCCAACAAACTAAACTTTTCCGTTTTCCGGATTCAACTTTTGTAACTTGATGGGGAACAAACGACGGAAATGCTATTACATCTCCCTTTTTAGGCTTTGTACTATTTACATTATTAGGATTTCCGTCAGGAATAATCTGGAATTCTCCGCCGGTGAATTCGCTATCCGGATCTGATAATATAACAGAAATTCCTAATTTTCTATGATGTGGTCCAAACGTATCCTTTGCTGCTCCGTCAATATGCCAACCATAAAACTCGTTAATTTCATATGTAGTATATTGTAGTGCTTCTATATGAGATAATGTAAATTGATACTTGTCAGTATTAATCCTAGCAACTATTTCAGCCATTTTATTAAATAGCCAACTAGTTTCTTCATTTGGTTGTATCCAAGATACTGTACTATTTCTAATTTTTAAATCTTCAGAATTTTTTGAACCAACTTTTGCTCGCTGGAACGCTAATTCGTCTCCCATTTTAATTATTTTATTAATTTCTTCTTCTGTAAATGCACCTGACCAACAAACTAATGGTTCTAATGCAGTGTGAATATCTGGTATTGTATACATAATTTTTATAGTGTGAATGTAATTATAACGTACCCGCCTGTGGGCACTGTTACTGTTATAGGCGAAGTATCATAAACTGTATAGTAGCTTGTATAATAACTTGTAAAGCTTCCAAGCGTTGGGGGTATTGCAGTTGCAGCGCCGCCTACACCTCCTGGTAATGATACTCCAAATATATTAAAGGTAGATCCGGTATTTGTAGTACCTGCATTTGTTCCGGTGTTTCCTGAAACGTAATTCCCCGGAACGTAATTTCCTGGGTCGTAATTGCCCGGAACGTAATTGCCCGGTTGATAATATGCTGGCACATTACCGTAAAGTTGTCCCGCCCCAGGAGTTCCGACTGCATACGGACTAGATGGAGTAGTACCACCATTGCCTGGCATGTTATACCCGCCCATTGTATTAACACTACTCGGATACGGAGAATAATATGCATAAAAGTTATAATATGTAACAGACTGGGTAACTACATTATAATACCAACTCCAATTTCCCGGAGGCCCAGAAGCATCAGCATACCAGGTACTTGGACTCCAGTTTACATAAT